CTGCGGCAGCCGGTCAAGCTGGAAGAAGCACGACGGGGTGAACGTGTGGATCAAGGTGCTCACGCAGGACATGCCACTGCAGACCCTGTGCCGGGAGAATCCTCACTTGGTGGTGTTCGGTGAGGTGTTCGGTGCGGTGCAGAAGTTCACCTATGGACACGAGAAAGGGTCCGTGGACTTCGTGTGCTTTGACATCTTCGACAGCGCGCAGCGCATGTGGCTGAACCACGCGGAGATTGTGCGCGTGGCGGCGCTGTACTCTCTGCCGGTGGTGCCGCTGGTGTACAGCGGGCCCTTTGACCTGGACAAACTCAAGGATCTGGCGGAAGGACCCAGTCTGCTGTCACCCGCCGGTGTGCCATGCCGTGAAGGTGTGGTGGTGCGCCCGGACCAGGAGCGGCAGGACCCCATGGTCAACGGACGGGTTGTGCTGAAACTGGTGGGATCGGGCTACTATGAGGCCACGGGCAAGGAATAGCTCACTGCAGCACGATCCCCAGTGAACATCGGCAAGAAACGTGTGATGGCGGCCTCTTGTGCCCGCCCGGGAACTCCCCGCCCATGGGCACCTCGACGCCGATGAGCGCGCTGCAAATGTCGCACGTGCGCGAACCGCCGCCGCCAATCCACCGCTGCATGGCCCCGGGCGCGATGAGCCCGCGCGCTTCTGCGGCCGCCCACGACGCCTGCAACCCTGCAGCGCTCGCGCGGATGGTCTCCGTTATAGCGATGTTGAGCGCCCGATAGGCCAGCAGCTTGCGGGCGTACTGGTCCGCCAGCACGGCCACGCGGTCACCCGGCACGCCAGCCTCACGCTGCGCGCGCACCAGGTTGGCCACCGCGCCAACGTGCTGCTGGATGAGCGGGACCATGGAGCGAATCACGCGGGCGGTCTGCTGGACGGTGAGGTGTTCCTCCATCCCGGCCTTCACGGCTGCGCGGATGGTGTTCCGCGTCGCGTCGGTCACGCCCACCACCAGCTCGGCCCCCTGCGTCTCCAGAAACTGCACCGCATAGGGGTTGTCCAGCAGGATGGACGGCACGCCGTCCCCGGGCTCAATGCTCCCGTCGGCGGCCTTGGCGCTCGCGTCTGGCCACCCACGCCGCGCGTTCTCCGCGCGCATCTCCCCAAGCATCCATGCTGACGTGCCGCGCGCCCATGCTGCACGCACGACCTCTGCGTCAGCGAGGCGCACGTCGTCAATCCCGTGGCCGGCCACCGTCTCACCGTAGGTGGTGAGCGCGGAGCGCATGCCGTTGATGAACGCGGGCGCGGTCATTCCTTCGCGTCCTTGCTGACGTAGCGGGCCCCGGCGCCGCAGTGCTCACACCCACCGCACTTCTCCACCTTGCCAGCCGCGACCAGCTCATCCACCGCCTCGGCCATGTGGCCCGGGGCGTGATCATACCCAAGGCGGCGCGCCACGGCGTTGACGCTCATGGGCCTCCGGCCGCTCCCCCGCAGTGCCGCCATGATCCGCTCGCGGACGCTGCTCATCCCGGCGCCATTTCCCCGGCATGGTCTTCCGGCTGGATGTCCACATAGGCCAGCGCCGCGGCTTCGATGTTGGGCCCGGGCACCAGCACGCCAGCTCCAACCATGGTATTGACGTAGGCGGCAAAGTCCGTCGCGCTGATGGGCACAATGGGGCCGTGCGTCAACTTCGGCCACGCGCGCTGCGCAAAGCCGTTGATGCGGCACAGCGGGTGGACCGCCTGCGCCGTAAACGTCGTGCAGAACCGGTCCGCCAGCCATGACATGGACTTGGAGAACATGGACGTCTTGTCCACGTGCATGGCCCGGCTGCCCCCGCTCTGGTCATTCCCGACGGTGAGCCAGTCCATCAGCAGGGTCATCGCCATGCGCGATTCCCACCGGAGGATCGTGGCGTTCATGTCCGACGCTGCGCCCGCAGGCCGCATGAACTCGAGCTTTCCATAGCCGGTCTTGGTTCCATTCATCCCATCCTCGGCGGGCACCAGGAGCGCGGAGCGCTCGCCAAAGCGGACCTGGCTCAGTGCATCGAGGAGCGCGGTTGCCACGCTGCTGTCTGCGCTGTCCGGGTCGAGGATGGACGGCGGGACCGGCAGCACCGGAAACCCGCATCCGAGGCGCTCATGGCTGATGGCCTCGATCTCCTGCAAACCCGAGAGGAAGGTGTACGGCTTGTGGCAGTTGCGCAGAAGGCTGCGTCCCTCGGGGTTGCCGAGGTCGGCCTTCATGCGGAAGTGCACGCATCGGTTCAGCGGGACCTCGCGGAAGTACGGCGCGGTCTGCGTCTGCTGCACGAATGCCACCGCGGTGTCAGGGTCCGCGTCGTTGAACTTCCACCGGTAGATGGACTCCTGCTTGCGGAGCGCAATGCGGCGCCACCCAATCTTGCCGTCTGAAAACCGGCTGCGCTTGGTGACGTCCTTGTTGTCGCCCATGCGCTGCTTGAGTACGATTTCATGCTCGCTGTGACCGAACACGGGCGCCGTCATGACCTCGCTCAGGAGGTCTTGGA